CGCTGTGCGCTCATGGTCGCTTTCCTTCCCGATTGCCGGTGACTCAGGAGGTCGCCGCGGTGATGGCGGTGTACGCCGCGGTGTTCTGCTGCGTGCCGTCCATCCGGGCCCACGCGGTGTACTCGATCTCGCGGTAGTTCATGCGCGAGTACGGGTTCACGAGGATTTCGATGTCCCGCACCGAGCGACGCACGTAGCCCTCGTACAGGTCGCCGAAGACGCCCCAGTTGACCGTGTTGTCCGCCAGGTTGATGTCCGGGAACGCCTGATCGATGGTGACCGGGTAGTTCAGCAGCATGAGGTTCGAACCGCCTTCGGCGTTCGTTCCCATGTTCGCCGAGTTCGGGCGCCACAGCGGGTCACCGTTGCTGTCGAGCAGCCCCTGAATCACGGCCCAGCTGGTGTCGTTGAACGCCCACCGGCAGTTGCCGCTTTCGCGGTAGGCCGGATCGACCGCGTGAATGATCTTGAGCAGGTCGGCGTACTTCACCCCGGCGTGGTTGACCTGCACGCCGGTCAGGCCGGTGATGATGCCGAGGGGCTTTTTCACACCGTCGCCGGTCGCGAGGTGCCGCGCCTGGATCCGCGCGATGCGCTGGCCGAGCTTGTCCGACACGATCTTCTCGGTGTCGAACGCCGCATCCTGGACCAGCTCGCGGGACAGGCGCAGCGGGGTCGATCCCGCGCCGCCGGCCATGTAGCTGTACGCGCCCAGGCTCGCGGTGCCGAAGACGAGGTCGGCGCCGCTGACGAAGGTCCCGCCCTCGTCGACGATCTCGCCCTCGTTCGCGGTGTCGTCGATGGTCGTCCACGGCAGCGTCCGGCCATCGGTGGTGACGACGTTCTCGACCACGTTGGCCAGACCGCCGAAGGCTTTCATGCGGTCCACCAACTTCTGCCGGAAGCCGTCCGGGACCAGGTAACCGCCTTCGCTGCCGGTGCCCTCGCTCTGCGAGCGGAGCTCCATCAGGTCGGCATTTTCCTTGCCGGTGCGCAGGTAGCTGCTGAACGCGCGCTCGAGCGTGTCGTCCTTGCGCGTGGTCTCGTGGCCCGGCGTGATGGTCGGCGTGACGGCCATCTTGTACGCCGCGTGCCGCTTGATCAGCTCGGTGTGCGTCCTCGTCGTCTGCAGCCGGGCCTCGAGCTCCTCGTACCGCGAGATCTCCTCGTCGGTGAGGTTCCGCTGCTCGCCGTCCGCGGACGCGATGACCGCATCCATTGCGGCCATGATTTCGTCAGCCGTCTGCGGTTCCGTGTCGGTGTCCATCGGGTGATCACCCCTTCCTAAGCGCCCGGGCGCGTGCCCGGATTGCGGTGTCCCGGTGGTTCGCAGACCGGGGGCTGACAGTGAGGACGGCCGACCGCATGTCGACCGAAGTGCCGTCGTACGCCGCGAAGCTGACGGGTGAGATGTCGCGCAGGTACGACACCTCGGTGTGCGTGCGCAGCCGTGCGCCCTGCTCGGTGAGGCCCCAGGTGTCCAGGCCGGGCAGGAAGCCGACCGATGCGCCGGTGAGGTCGCCGCGCTCGTGCAGCTCGCGCAGGTCGCGGCCTACGGAGGTGTTGGGGATGTCCAGCGCATAGTGCAGGCCGCCGCTGTCGGCCGACAGCCGCAGCGTGCCGGACGACTGCCGGCCGAGCAGGTGATCTGGGTTGTGGTTCCACAGCGCCGCGGTGAGGTTCTCGGCAATCACCGCATCGAACGACCCGTCGGCGAACTGCTCGTGCCAGTCCTCGCCGGTCTTCGCGCTCACCTGGCCGAACACCGCGGCGTAGCCCTCGAACAGGTTGCCCTTGATCGTCGACTCGAGGGACACCAGCGCGCGCTGCAGCAGCGCCGGCTGCGCCCGGTAGGCGATCGCACCGCGGCTGACCAGCTTGCTGCTCGGGCGCCGGCCGGCGTGCGCCGTCGTGGCCACCGGGCGGGCGGCCGCGCGATTGATGATCGGGGCCGGCGCGTGCGCGCGGTCCAGGTAGCGGAACCCGCTCGCTGCCGCGCGCTGCTGCAGGTCCTCTTCCGGCGGCGCCGCGTTGCCGTGACGTCCCGGCAGGGCGACGTCCGCAAGGCCTGCCGTCACGGCCTCGTTCGGCGCGTACCAGGTCTCGGCCCGCATCTTGCCGCGCCATGCCTCTGCCGTGCCGCCGGCCTTGTCGGCGTAGAGCGCCGCGCTGATGTTCGAGATCGAGTCGACGACGTCCGCTTCGGCGCGCATGTCGTCGGCGTTGCCGATCGCCACCGACCACGCGTCGTGGATCATCAGCTCGGACGCGGCGGACATTTCGACGGTGTCGCCCACCATCGCGATGATCGACGCGGCCGAGGCTGCGAGGCCGTCGACGGTCGCCGTGATCGGACCGGGGTGCCGCGACAACAGGTTGTAGATCGCGAACCCCTCGAACGCGTCGCCGCCCGGCGAGTTGATCCGCAGCCGCAGCGGGCCCTCGTGCCCGGCGAGCGCTTCGGCGACGCCGGCCGCGGTCACCCCGCTGTAGAAGAACCCGCCGCCGATGCGGCCGTGGATCAAGAGCTCGAGCTCACCGGCGGTGGCGCCCTCGGTGGCTACCGCGTCGCCCTCTTCGTCGTCGAACTCGCCTTCCTCCCACATCGTCCGGGCGCGCCGGGCCTGCAGGGTGGTGTTCACCTGCTCCATGACGGCAGGGCTGAGCTGGAAACGCTTGCGTGTCATGCTGCGGCCCCCAAAGCACTCGGGTCGGAATTTGCCTGCTGCGCGGGGTTGGCGGCGCCAGCCGGGATGCGCAGCAGATCGCCGCCGTCGATCGGGGCCAAGTTGAGCCGGCGACGGCCCTCGTTCGGCGTGATCAACCCGGCGTTGACCTGGGCAATGATCAAATTCACGTTGTCCTCGGGGGACGGCGCGACGAACTCGGTGTAGTCAAACTGCGCCGCCTTGCGTGGGCTGGCAACCAACCGCGTCAGCCGCTGCTCGATCCTGCTCGTCAGGCTCTTGAGCGTGTAGCGCGCCAGGCCGCGGTTCTGTTCGGCGATGCCCTGACCCCAGCTGGTCGACTTCTCGGTAAGGCCGAGCAGGTGCGGCGGTACGCCGATCCAGCGGCCCACCTCGTCGATGCTGAACGTCCGGGATTCGATGAACTGCGCGTCCTTCGCGCTCATCGTCCACGGGGAGAACTTCAGCCGCCGGTTGATCACCGGGATGTCACCGGCGTGCTCCGGGCCGATCATCGTGCGGTTGACCATCCGCTTGATGGTCTTCGCCTCGTCCTCGTCGAAGTCCTCATCACCGTCGGGCGTGACCATGCCGGCGATCATCGCGCCCTGCGAGAACTGACGGTTGGCCGCCTTGTCGCCAGCCAGCGCGGTCCCCAGGGACATCCGGGCCGCGCCGATGGCCGAGATACCCCGGCGGCCGTCCAGGCTCATGCCCATGATCTGCGTCATGGTGGACGCGTCGAGCGTCAGCGGTTTCTGCGGCTGTCCGTCGATGGACGCCTGCCGCACCTCGAACCGCTTGCCGCCGGGGCGCGCGGCATCCCAGTACACCGAGACCTGCTCGGGCAGTACCGGGTTCAGCCACGCGAGCGCACCGGCCGCGTTGTAGATGTGCTGCAGGAAGATCTCGCCTTTGAGGATGATCGAGATCGTGATCAGTTCGGCCCACTCGAACGGGGTGTAGCGGTCCCCGCCGGGGTTGTCCAAAAAGGACCCAACGGCTTTCTTTTCGCCGCTTTGCGGGTTCGTCTCGATCGTCCGCAGCGTGAGCGACGCCACCGATCCGGCCACAATAGACACCGCGCGGAAGACGGCCGACAGTGTCAGGGCCGTGTTCGCGGTGACCGTGATCGACCCGTCGGCCGGGGTGTAGCCGAGCATCACGGCGAGCTGCGGATCGGCGACGGAGTACGCGGCAGAGCGCGTGCTCACCTTGCCCCAGATCTTCGCCCATCGGCTCGCCATGGCGCCGATCGTATACGACAAAGACGTCAGTAGTGAACAATGACTGACATGACGATGCGAAACCGCGTTGACCAGGCACTTGAGGCCGTCGAGCTTCGGGCGTCGGATGGGGCTGCCGTCGAGCTGGCCCGTCGCTACGCCGATGAGATAGACCGGTGGG